TTTGAGCAGTACGGAAGTCGTTGAACTTATTAAGCTGCAGTACCGATACATCTCCTTCACTGCCTTGCACGATAGCTCCGTTAGGTGCTTCTGCTAATGTACGGGAGCGAGTAGTACCGTTAGGATTAACCATGAACAACACCTTAGCTGCTGCTGCACTACCTTCTACGATTGCTTTTGTTAAAGCCTCAAGGGACTTGATGTCACCAATGTACTCCTCAACAAAACCTCTACCGTAATCTTCTCCGTCGATCTGTGTATAGCGTAAAGGTAACCAAGGTGACTTGTCGATAGCATACGATCCAATCGACTCTTCGATGACCATACCTTTAACATCTTGCTGTACATTAAACTTATCTCCTTCTCTAATAATAGAGGTGTAGAGGTCGCAAGTGTTCTCCTTTTCCTGACGATATACTTCTTCTCTTACAGACTCAGGCAACATCATAGGTGCTACCGTTTCTTTGATAGCTATGTGTGTTACGTTACCCATTGGGTCTCTCTTCACAACATAACGATCAAGTCGGAACACACGCATACCACCCTCATCAGGTAAGTACAACAGACTGTTACCACTGATAAGTAAGTTCTTTAGTGCTTGGAATATACCGTTCCTAAAGTTCTGTACTTCAACCTCTTGCGACACACTACGCTCCACATCAGCTAATGCTTTCTCAAGGTCACTGCGTAACTGCTCTGCTCCCTCTGGGCCTAACTCCTGCTTTGCTTTGTCCAACTCATAGCGGTCAATAACCAAGCGGAAGAACGGAGCGTTAGGTGGTAGCAGTGCAAGTAGTAACTTAGACGCTAGGTTCAACACACCTCTAGCTCCTATGCCTTGATAAGGTGTGTAGTATTTAGTAGCGTAGTTGTGACCGTCAGGTGGTAGAACATACGGCAAGGTCAACTCAGAAGAGGTACGTCCTCTATCTAAGAACGACCACCGCTGATTCTCTAACGAGTGATATAGACCCTGTGCTGTTTCTTGCATCTCTTAGCTTAACCAGTCTGGTTTAGGTTTCTTAACATAAGATTGCAAAGGCTCAGGAGCTTCTTCTTCTTCATTGTCCCAGGCATCTATCTCAGCTTGTCTTGCTGCTACCTTTTCTTCTTGAGCGTCAAACATAGCTTGTTGGTTTGCATCCCAATCTTCTACCTGTAAGTCAGCACCTGTGCGAGCGTTGTACTCAGCAAATGTTTCAATTACTGTAAAGGTACGATCTTCAGGTAACTCCTCACCGTTTAATTGTTTCTGCATAAGTGCGTTACGACGGTCAACATTGGTAAAAACAATAGTACCTAAGTAGTAATTAGCACTACGATGCATTTCTTCTACACCCGGTGGTCTGTCATATAATGAACTAGGAGCATCAGCAGCGTGTGGTGATAAAACAGTTTCAGTACCCGCTTCGTTTCGTACATACAACCTAGAAGAACCTGCGTCGTCTTTAGCATACAACTGCACCATATCAGCAGGGCTAGATGTAGGAGCAGTAGCGTTTCCTATACCTATGACACCACTAGCATTTGTACCGAAGGTCGTAGTACCAATACCTACATTGCCACCCTCGGTTATGGCCATGTGAGTGTTGCGACTACCATCACTTTGTTTTGTTGTGAAAAACCTCAACTGGTGATTGGTGTCCAAGCTTCCAATATAATTCGATAGCGTTGCAGCGGAACTCATTATTCCAATGCTTCTTCCGGCGGTAGTAGCTGTAAACCTAGCGGATTCATGTACGGTTGACCCGTCTATGGTAAAATTAAACTCATCACCAGTCCTAACGTGCAATTTACTTATAGGACTCGTAGTACCAATACCTACACGATCCGTACTGATTGCTAGAGCTGTAGCGTTACCTGCTCCGTCTTGAATTGCTAAAGCATTAGAGCCTGTGTTGTTAGCGATACCGTCGGTATAATCGTTTACTTGAAGTAAGCCTTTATAAGTAGCGGCTGGTGTTGTTCCTGTTAAGTCTGCCATTTTATATATAAGTTTTAATTGTTAATTTAAGTCATGTTGTCCCATGTGCGGGAGCTGAAGGTTTCCCAATTAGTGCGTAAGTAATTGTAGAGGTGAGTGCTGTAGTATACCTGCCAGTCAGGACTAGAGTAAACCATAATAGCATCTATGTCAGTGGCGTATCTAACTGTACCGACTAAGGGTGCTGTTATTATGATGTCATCAAACAGTCCGGGTTGTCCTCGTAATGTCTGATCTGCTGGTACATCAAAACCGTACAACTTCTCAAACGCAGGACGAGCAAACCTATTAGGTAAACCTAACAAGCGACTCGGCTTGATCTGCTCAGATGGATATACGTTTAACATTAAAGAGAGTCAACACTACCTGTAGCGTAGACACTGTGTGTACCACTTGTGTAATTACCCGGTGCTATCCGTCCTCTGATCTTTTCGTAGTGTCCGTGGTCATCACGAATCATAAACGATCCTACAGAACTTACGTCTTGGCTGTGTATAACAAACCAAATACCACCGATTAAAGCTTCTATATTGATGGTTGCTGTACCTACTAATGTAGTTTGTATCACGAATGTCCACCCTTTAGAACGCTCAGCCGAGATGGGTGTACCGTCTACTTCTGCTGCTGCATCTAAAAGTAATGTCTTCTTATCTAATGAACGAAGGCTCATATATATTTATCTCCTGTGTTATTATGTTGGTAAATTAACACCTGTGCCTCCACCCATGCCAGCTCCAATAGTAGGACGACGACGAGCAGTCAACTGTTGTGTGCCTCTGCGACGCTTAGTCTGACTCTTAACTGCTGCCTGTGTCGTTGCCTCTTTTGCGGGTTTAAATGCAGGTGGAGGTGCTGCGACAGGCAGTGGAGCAGGTGGTGGGATGTCCGGCATCTTAGGTGTGGAAAAGCACATGGTATTAATCCTTTGTTATAATTGAGTCTTGAAGTTGTTCGTCGTAAATCTGTCGTAGATAATTAATTACACTACGTTGTCCTGACTTATACCATACCATTCTGTCGTCGTCCGTCAAGTCTGCACATTTATCAGGAAACAATTTGTCAAGCTTATCTATCAAGTTTTTTGACAGAGCAGGTAGTACTATTTCTTCAACATTCATTGTGTCTATATGATATATTATCTAAGTCTTGTGGTAGTTTGCCATCTTTTATTTGTTGCTCTGTCCATATCCAAGCGGAAGCATTCCATAAGATAGCACCTGCGTGATCCTCTGTGTCATCACCCTCTGCCAGTGCTAGAAGGTGGCGGAACATGGAGTCGTAGAGTCGGGAGAGAGGGAATCCTTTCTGCCAATTATTGTCTCCGTACATCTTTCCTCCTTCTTCAAATCGTCTGGCAAGAGAGCGTAAGGCGAGTGGAGGTATAAGGTTGGGTCGTCCACGTCCAGTGTCCCCGTCACGCTTGCTGCCTGTGGAGAAATCTTTAGTATATCCTTGGTTTGGTAGTTTCTCGGTGTCCATAAGTTCTTTATTACTTTCTTTCTTTGGTTGTAGTTTTCTGTGCGTAACAGCCTAGCCATCCACGCATTTGTTAGTGCATCTTGTTCTGTTAGTCCTGCCTTCTCATACATAGCAACGACAGTCTCCCATGTGTAACCGTTAGCATCAAGTGCTTTCTTTGCACCGACTGGCCCCACTTTAGGCACACCGCCAAAGCCGTCTGTTGAGTCACCTGTTATAGTTTGTATAAGGTGGAACTGATCTGCTTCTTCTTCTGATGGGTGATGGTATTCCTTTTTGTTGTAGTCGTAGAAGATACCGGGTACACTCTTGAAGTCTTTATCTATACTTACAATGATTGTCTCCTCATCCATACATCTATCAGTAGCAAGGATTGATAACACATCATCAGCTTCTAAGTTAGGCCACAGCTGTGCATCTAAATCTGTAAGCATCCACTTCTTTACTTCCTTCAGTATGATAGGCAGTCGTGACTTAGACCTGTTAGATTTATAAGCAGGGTATAGTTTGCGTCGGAAGTTAGCACGGTCAGTCAAAGCTAGTACTACTTCATCTGCTCCTATCAAGTCTTTGAACTCAACAATGCGATTAAGTATTCTGTTCTTTGCTATGGTCATGTCAGCGTGGACAGTCCACATCTCTTCCTTCCACTCGATTGCTTCTTCTGCTACGACTGATCCTTCAAACGCTAGGACATCTCCGTCGATTAGTAATGTTTTATTATTCATAGAATATGCTCCAGTTCTCTTGGTACTTTTTATGTTTTCCTTTACTTGATGGTTGTGGGTTTAGCTTTACTGTCTTACCTTTTATCTCATGTCGTGGTATAAGCCACCATGTGTCTATCGGAGATATGTAACAACCAACTACATCTATTGTATCACACATTCTATGTTTGTATGTAGTCCCTGATGCTGTGCTTACTAGATAGGAGTTAACTGTAGACTTACTCTTACTTGATTTGATCTGCACTTTTAATATACCAGCAGGACAAGTAACAATGAAGTCCCAAGGCATAGGTGTGACTGGTGTATGAGGCTCGAAGTTACGCTCTAAACATTTCGTTATGAAACGCTGTTCAGCGATAGCTCCTGTTCGTATTGCATTTGATGATGGCATATATGAATCTTCGTGTTGTTGTTTCCAATCCCACGGTACGTCGAGATCGATAGTATCGTACAACTCTGCAAGTTTCAAGTAATAGTCGTACTCGATCTCCGGTTGTTGTGTTAGTGTGTTTCCGCCCATGTGTTACCTACCTTTGCTTCGCCATCAAGAGCTACGTTAAGTTTTAATTCTTTACCTGCTGATTGGATTGCTCCGACTGCTAACTGTCCGAAGATGTGAGCTTTCTCAGGTACTACCTCTGCTTGGAACTCGTCGTGTACATTAGCTACAAACGCATAGTCTGCACCGTGTGCCCACTTCAAGATGTTGAGCTTGTGAAACAGTTGGATCAAAGCAACCTTCATACACACAGCACCTGCACTTTGTAACAACATATTAAGAGCAGCATGAGGAGAGCGTACTGGAAGAATCCGTTGGTCTAACCCAACAAGCTTACCGCCTCGTTCTACCTTTGACTTGATTGCCATCTGTAACTTTCTAAGTGCAGGTAGGTTGCTCAAGAACTTACGCTTTAACATCTGTCCTTCTGCTGCTGATCCTCCTACGATCTCTCCTATCTTTGCATCACCTGCACCGTAAAGGAAAGCGTAGATAAATGTCTTGGCTTGGTCACGAGTCTCAAGTCCTGCTGCTTTCTGATTCAGTGTGTGTACATCTCCTGTTACTACAGTCTGTGCATACTCACCTCCGTCAAACAAAGCGAGGTAGTGAGCAAGCATCCGAAGTTCTAACCCACTGGCATCACAACCTACAAGCTTGAAACCTTTACCTGCTTTAAACAAGTCCCGACATTCTTGACCGTACTCAGCA